GTTACAACCGCATAGATTTTGACAGCGTAAATAAGATCGATGCTCTTCACCTTTTTCGTGCCTGCAAGTGTAGACAACGGGTCCATGACTAAGCCGCCATCAGTGCCACTCGCCGAAATGGTGCAAGCGCGCCATCTCCTGCAAACCCCGCTGCGCCAGAAGACTCGAGCAAGTCGGCCGCGTATCTGAGTACAGCAATGCGAAGTGCGCTCTCGTTGCCGAGCGGCTCAGCGATGTACTGGACAAGCAAATCGACCGGAAAGAGCGCAGGCTGAAACAAAGATTCATCGCAAATTCCCCAATCAAGCGTATTGACCGAAAACCGGTCAGTGAGATATAGGTATTCCCCGTCGGTTATAATTTTTCGCGGAGTCTTTCTTCCGCCGTTTACAGACCACGCTCTAGGCGCCACCGCCCTCGCCATCGGGGCGAGCAACATGTCACCATCGTTCTCAAACAAGGACATGTACACCAGGCCGCCAGTAAGTGACCTCTCCAATTTTCGCTCCACAAACCGCACAGCCGCGTCCAAGTATGCGCTGGCCATCGCAATAGTGCCCGGCGCCAAATCCTCTTTACGAAGATTGGCCATCAAAAACACATCGTCCGTAGACAGATTAAGTGAATTAGATCGCCCCGGCAATCCGGCTATGGGGTTAGGTGTGTATGACCAAACGTACATGATCTAGCACTTATTGACAGAAACACAGAACACTTGCTGATGCTCCACAGAGCCCGGCGCCGTGCGAATTCGATTGTATAGCCGGTAATCCTTGCCGGTAATTCCACCGGACAGATTGACCCGCGTTTTATTGTTGTAGGGATCAATATGATCGAGACTCATCTCCATCTCTAGAGGATTGATAACCACATTAGCATCGTCATACAGGCCCCAGGACGAAGCAATAATGCAGCATTCGCCAATCCGCAATAGCCACGCCGTCCAGTTCCACTCCACTTTGAAAACCGCCGTGATAGGTTTCTCGATCCATTCACAATCGCAGTTCTGGCAAGGCGCGCAAACAGGTGCACAGTTGTTAAGTTGGAGCATCGCCATTATAGGAATTCCTTACCAAGTGGTGGGCGGCGTGTAAAACGGCGGAGGCATCGCGACGGGGATAGGGTTGGGCACCGGCACTGGACCGGAGCACGGTATCTGAGCCATAATGATTTCCTCAATTCAAGTGACCGGGCATCGCTGCCCGGTCCTTAATCAACGCAGCACTTATGGGCAACCCACCGGCGGATGAATCAGGGCCACCACTGTAACAGGTGCCACGATTACCGCCGGACTGGGACTAGAACAGACTCGATAAGCCATGATAACTCTCCAATTACTGGATTGTGAAAACTAGGGGCCGGGGACAGCAACGGACCCCGGCCCCCGCCTCTCGGCTCCATGAAGAAAGCCGAAAGTCGCGCCCCCTCCGGGGAGGCAGTCGGGGACGCAATTACTTGGGCAAGGGCTCCGGTAAATCGGGAAACGCCGGGGGCACCGGAATTTCGAGAGGCACCGGGATTGCCGATACCGGATTCACCAACTCCGCACTCTTCCGCAAGTTCACGAAAGAATGCGCGATGAAATCCGGCACCATGTACTCTTTGCCCTCGGCATACGCTTCTATACTGTGCCCGTCCGCTGCGGCAAAATCATCCCTCAGCATACGGATTAATATCAGCATATCGGACCTCGCGCCGGTGATCCAAGAATCGCGCCCGCGACATAGGTCGCGGCCAACCCGCCAACGGCCCGGATATAGCGGCCAGGACACATCTTGTTCCCCATCACTGTCTGCCTGTCAGGCGTGTTCTGAGTGTACCCCACAAGCGCAGGATTGATGGTCAACACGATTGGATCGTTGTTGAGATCGCAGATATCGGCAAACAGCATCGGGAACCAAGTGATAGCATCGTCGCTCCATTCCCATTCCACCGTCTGCGCAGCAGCCAGACCGGCCCCCGCTTGAAGATAAAGCAGAACCGAATTATAGCCCGCCGTATCGATGGCATTTCCCACCTCGTTCGCGAGATGCGCACCAGGGGGCAGGCTAGTATCCAGCATGACCCACCCAAGCATATTATAGTGTCCAAACATTGTGTATCCTTTCTGAGAAAATATGCTTACTGGATTTGCAGGAAGCGCGCGGCAAGAGCGCAAGTAGAGCCGCCACCGATACGCTGGCGGAAGGTCCACTTGATACCGCACTTAGCCATTGTGATCGCATCGCGGATGGTGGTGAGGCCAAGACGATTAACAATCGTGTAAGCCTCTTTCCAATCGCCAACCGCAATCGGCTTAGAGCCAACTGTCGCATTCGGCATCTGGGTCACGATGCGAATCGGACGGCCCAGAATCTGGGGCACGCCACCTTGCTGAATGACCTGGGGCGACCAAATTGGCTTACCGTCGTTATCGGTCATCGTGAGCGTTTGAGCCAAGGTCAAACGATTCATCAGCCAAGTAGCATTAGACTGATACTCCCCATTGAGAGAGTACAGCAACATGACTAAATCCTGCCACGTCCACTGACCGGAAGGCGTCAGCGGGACCGATCCCGAAAGCTGCGACGCGAAGCCGTTGCGAGCATCAAGAAAACCAAGAGGCTTGTTCGCACCGTCACCGGTCGCAAAAGTCCCCGTCAATTTTCGTGCAAATTTACGCCCAATGCGCCGTATGATATAGGCCGGAATATCAATGGCACTGTCCTCGACCATTCGGTGCGTGACGCAGAATGAGGAAAACAAATCAAACGCCATCAGTTCGACCATACCCGGAGGAGTCAAACGCCCAGGAACGTCGACGCAATCAACCTCGCATCCCCAGGCTGTATCATCAACGGTTTCGTCATTCTCCACCATCATCACAACAGACTGTGAAGAGATGGACATTTGAGAAAACAGGTCGAGGATTTCCGAAAACTCGGCTTGACATGTGATAATGCGAGACGACATTTCCGGGCGAATCCAGAACCCACCTTCCGTGCTAAGTGTGGACAACGATTTAACCGTATCGCTATCGAGGCCGGTTTCCATCTGCACATGACGGCCAGGAATCCGCCACATCTGATTTTGTGCAACGATACTTTTCTTCATATCGTCGAGCTTGACCGATTTGCGATCAAAAGTGCCAATGGGATTCTTCGCGTAGTGAATGGCTTCAGCCATCGCCCACGCATCTTTCTCGATCAACTCATCGCCCTTCTTATCGTCCAGCGACAAGTCGGGGCGAGCAAGGGCCGCCTCAATGCCATTCTGCGCGGCCTTGAGAGCCTGCAACTGCGCAGCCGAATCAGCCATATCGGTCACGATCTTGTCGAGCTTTTCCTTGGTGAGACCAACATCGCCAGCAGCCTTAACTTCGCGCTGCAATTCTTCAATAGCAGCACGGCGATCCGCATCGGTTTTATTAGCGGTATCAACCGCCGCCTTAATCATCTTCCCGATATCGGAAAGCTCGCTCTTGATATCGAGTTCTTCCGCGTCATCAAGGTCTTCGAGGCGAACACGTTTCGTCATGATAATATTCCTTCTTAAAGCGGAGCTACAACGCTCCCAACATGGCCTTTAGTTCGGCCAGAGCCGAACGAGTTTGAGTATTGTTGAGCATCGCACTCATGGATATCCGCATCTCGCGGACCGCTTTAGCGTCAGAATCGTTCTGATCGCCCCGCTTCAATCCTTCGTCACGAAAGACTTCCGCGTCAGGGTCCATGTCATTCAACATGGACACGATTTTCTTCGCATCCCGATTCGAAAAACCCCCCGCATGAAATAGCTGCTCCAGGCTTTTCTTTTCAGTTGCGTCTAGCAGTGCCTTGACCGATGTAATTCTGGCCTTGGGCATTATCGGACCAACAACGATGGATATTTCTATAAGCTTGGCTTTGTGAATACGCCGAATCTCCCCGCCATCACCGTCCTTCTCATAAGTCACGGACCCTTTGATATCGGGCCGATACCGAAAGCCCACGCTCATCTCGCGCAAAGCGCCCATGAGCATCAGCTTGTGAACATCGCTGCCTTTTTGCGTGTCGATGGCCAGTTGCCCAGCGACATTCAAAGCTTTTTCGGTGTCTTTGAATTCCGTAAACACGCCTATGGGCATTTCGATGTTGTGCTGTAGCAACATGTAAACATTTTCGGCCTTCGCATCGAAAAACGCACCAGGCATGATGATATCGCGGGCGTCGTCCATAATATCATATACGGATGCGCGGCCCGTAAACACGCCCTTGTCGCCTTCCGCCTTGTAAACGGCACACCCATCAATATGCATTGGTGAATCCTCTATCAGGCCAGATCGTATGTAACGATGCAGCGGCAATTGTAAATTTCACTGTCACTTGCACCATGAGACACGTCACCCGGAAAAGCTAACTTGGAACTTCCTACAGAAAAAAGCTCCGTGTACGGAATTGTAACCCCATTAACCGCGACATGCGTGGGGCGAACACGATCATCTTGTGCCGTCCACCACGTCTTGGTCTTTATATCCAAACCCAACTCTTGAGCCGCATCATCGGTGGCCCGTTGCGCCTGAATGTGGGCTTGCGTTCTACTTAACGACTCAGCCCGTGCGGGGGCGTTGGAATTCACCTTCTGTCGCACGTAATCCAGAATAACTTTACCTTGTTTGCCGGCATTTTCAGCCGTAAAAACCGAACGAGATATAAGATCGTCGGTGTTTTCCGAAACCAAATCCGCCAATCGAGATGCTTGCCTGTTGGCTATTTCGAGTTGCCTCTCCCGAAAGATGTTGCGAGCAACGCGCAACTGTTCCGCTGCAACTAAATCCTGTTCGAACACCCGTTCCCCCGCCAATGCCGACGTAGTGCTCATCAATTGAGTAAAGACCGTCTGCAAACCATCGCGCTCTACCCCCATACGATAAGCGCGAAATCCTTTATCCAACGCTTCCGGCAACGTTAAATCCCGCGCCGTTTTTCGGAGCACCCGATTCAGCGGCGGGGCAAAACGGATAACAACCCTGCGCAACAGCACCGCGTATTTACGAAGCTCTTTTTCAACGTCCTTGGGTTTAACATTGATGGACAAAATCGTCTCTACATGACACTGCGGCGCATCGGAATAATGCTGGATTTCACGGGTTTATTAGCATTCATCAAAGCGCCCGCGTCAGCAGTCCCCACATCCCCGTCCAAGTTCAACGGGATTAGATTGCTAGGGGCAAAAACAGTGTCACCCCCTTCGACCGGTGCATAGCCGAGGGCCGCGCGTTTTTCATTCACAGTGAGACTTGTGGACTTCTCAATACGGTCCCATTGCGACATGCGCTTTTCAAGCAAGGACGGAATTTCTTCCAAGTCCAGCTCGATTTGTACACCCTCAAACATGGGACTGAACCATCGTGTCAGTTCATCGACAATAGGAATTCCGTACTGCGGAATAATCGTATCTTCCCAAAAAGCAAGACGCGCTTCCCCATAATTCGCATAGGTATTATCTCCCGGCAACCCCAGCAGCAACGCCGGAACGCCAAGCGCATGACTAATGGCGCGTGAGCTTTGCTCAACAAGCAGCGTTAGCGATAGATCATCGGGGCTCAGGCCCATCTGTATCCACTCGAAGCCCTTCGCAAGCACAAGTGGCGTTCCCGCATTCTCCGACCCTTTAACATGGGTCTTTATCATGCTTCGAAAAGTCTCAAGCTGTGTCGCGACTAGCTCGCCTTCGCCTTTATAAACCAAGGCACCGGATGGAAATCCGCCGTTTCGAAGAATCCCGTAGTTGAACTGCAGCGTCTCGACGAAAATCTGAATATCGTTCCAGGCCCCGCTTATAGGCGAACGGCCAAAAAACAAATTCAGCGGATTAACCGAACGAATGCTGGCAATGTCCGATTGCCCCGTTACCGGATCGATGGGAAAATGAACGCCGGAAATTGAACCAACGTTGTCTTCGGTTTTGGGATTCCCCATCACATAGGCTCGGGGGTGGCCCCTGTCGTCAAGCTTCAACTCCATTTTGTCAG